CACAAGGCAAGGTTCGTAAGGATTACACCACCAGTGCTGGTGCATTGATAAACAAATCTGCTGCTGGCGCAATCTTTGAAGTTGCTGGCCGCAAAAGTGGAATGAGTGCTTTCGGCAGAAGCCAAGGCGAACAATTTATGCGCACACTATCTGCCCGCTTCAAACCTGCTTCTCGTTTGGTTTGGCGTGTTGTTGATAAAGACCGCGCTAAAATTCAAGCCAATGTTGAAAAAGCATTGAATGAAGCAAAAGCAGAATTGCAAAGACATTTGAACAGAGAGCAGGCATAAGATGGCAGTTGGCGCAGTAGTAGCGCGAATCCTGACGCAGTATTCTGACAAAGGTTCCAAGGCCGCTCAAAAAGACATCAATAAACTTGGCAAGCAATTTGATGCTTTTGCTAAGAAAACCGCACGCGCTTTTGGAATAGCCGCTGCCGCCGTTGGTGCATTCGCAATCAAGGTTGGTAAGGATGCGGTTCAGGCTGCCATTGCTGACCAAAAGAGCCAAACACTTCTTGCCAATAGCCTTCGCAATACAACAGGTGCAACTGATGCTGCCATTGCGTCAGTCGAAGCCTACATTTCAAAATTACAACTTGAAGTCGGCGTCGTTGATGATGACTTGAGGCCATCGCTGGCGAAACTCGCGGCAGTAACTGGCTCAGTCAGCGCCGCTCAAAACTTGCTTGGCACTGCTCTTGATGTTTCAGCATTTGCAACAGTTGATTTAGGAACTGCCACAAAAGCAATAACTAAGGCATTGCAAGGCAATTTCAGGAGTTTGCAAAACCTTGTTCCAGGTATTGATGCCGCAACTTTGAAATCAAAAGATTTTGCAAAGATTCTTGCTGAAGTCACTGCTATCACTCAAGGGTCAGCCGCTGCGCGCGCTGGAACTCTTGAATACAAATTAGAAATTTTGCGTATTCGCTTTGGTGAAATACTTGAAACTTTAGGATATGCACTTCTGCCTATTATTGAAAAATTTGCAGATACTTTACAAAACAAAGTTTTGCCACAGGTTGAAACCTGGATAAAGAAAAATCAGAAAGGCTTGATTGAAGGCTTGAAAAAGGCTGCAAATGCTGCAATCAGTCTTACAACAGGGGCTTTAGCATTTAGTCAATGGGTTTTAGATAACACAGGACTAATCAAAGCATTTGCAGCGCTATTGGCAACAATCTGGGCAACTGCAAAGATTTATACTTTCATTACAGCGTTGCAAGGTATTGCAGTGGCTTTTGGCCTTATCACTGTTAGCGCCAACGGTGCTACAGCAGCAACTCTTCGTTTCAAGGCTGCCGCTGGATTCCTTCTAAAATGGGGCAAAGTTCTCCTTGGTATTGGCGCAGTTCTAGGTCTTTCAGGCTCAAGCGCTACAGAAGGCGGCTACCCAGCAGGCACTGTGGGCGCTCAAAATGCTAAGAAAAAGAAGTTGATGAAGGCTGCTGAAAAGCCATTAGGCAATTTTCAGATGTCAACGGGTACAGTTTTACAAAGCGCTGCTGCTGGTGGCGGAACTGATGCAACACTTGATGCTATTTTGAAAAAACTTCAAGCCGCGCAAGATAAGTTAAATAACTCAAAGAAAAAAGAACTTTCAATTGAGCAAAAAATTGTTAATGAAATGCTCAAGAAATATAATCTTGCTCTGATGACTCCAGAGATTGAAGCCAAGGCAACTGCGGCTGCAATCAAAGCAAACTTAGACCGTCAAAAATCAATTGCGGGTTCACCAACAGTGAACTTGGCTAGTGAGCCTGGAAGTGGTCCAGCAAATAGTTCTTTGGCCTATGGAAACACTCCAATTGTCAACATCACCATCAACACTCCACACGGAACTGCAGATGATTATGCTATTGAAATGAACAATCGCATCAATACAATTAGACGCCGTGAAGGTGTTCCAACAGCGTTGTGGACTAGATAATGGCAAATTACAATGGGGTTACTGCGCCATCAATTGCAGTGCAATTTTTCATTGGGTCAACATGGACATCAACAACAGCATCAGATGTTCTTGAAACAAGTATTCGCCGTGGTCGCAAACAATATGACATATTGGCGCAGGCTGGTGTCGCATCTATTGTTTTCAACAATTATTCTGGCGCCTATGACCCAGACAATGCATCTGGTCCGTATGCTGGTCAACTCAAGGCTGGTCTGCAGATGCGAATTGTCGCAACTTGGTCATCCGTTGGTTACACAATTTACCAAGGATTTTTGGAATCAAGCGTTGTCAATCAAGGACAATACCCAACAGTTGTAATGAACTTTGTTGATGGCCTGGGATACATTGCCGATGCGCAGGCCCCCGTCCTAGATTCTTTACAATTCTCAGAGACAGCGGCAACCCGCGTTGGGCGAATGTTGGACTACGCAGGATGGTCGGCCACTGCTCGGTCATTGACTGGCAGCGTGACGATGGCAACCACCATTCAGGGCAAATCCTGCCTTCAGATGATTTATCAGGCAGTCAATTGCATTGCTGGCCGCTTCTATATTTCGCGCTCTGGCGTTGCCACGCTGGTGCCATTATCAGACAAATTCTCACGCCCGACTCAATTGCTTTTCTCTGACCAGGGCGATGCATTTTCAATGATTTATCGTGGTCTTATTGTTGACCCTGGAACTTACTATGTGGTCAATCAAGCAGTCGTTGACCGTGGCGCTTTGGCAACCAAAACATCCACATACAATCCATCAAGAATTGCCAATGGTCTTGTTTCTAAAAGATTTGATGCGCCTATTTTGAATGAAACTAGCGGTGCCAATCTTGCGCTTTATGAATCACGCCAGCAGGCTGACCCAGTTACTTATGCCAAGCAGATTGATTTCAGTGCGCTCTCTCTTGGACAGTTGTATCCGGATTTTCTTGCGTGCGAGATTGGCGACCAAGTAAGTGTGAAGCGTTTGACTGTGGACAATCGCAGTTTGCAATACAACCTGGTGATTGAAGGAATGACTCACAGAATTACAAGTGATGATTGGAATGTCTCATTCCACACTTCACCCATTGACCCATATTCAATAACAATCTAGGGGTAAGCAATGCCATTATGTCCACAGATTACTAATACGCCAATCACGGTCACACAGACCGCTGATTTCACCGTCACATCTGTGGTGCCTTTGATTGCTGATACTTCTGATGGCTTGGCTGGCAATTTAGAATCAATTGAAATTCTCGCTGATGGCAAAACTAAGGTTTATCGGCAAGCAGCAGAACCAACTGGCGCTGGAATCAATGACGGTGATTTGTGGATTGAAACTGATGCGGGCAATAAGTTATATGTAAGGGCTGGCGGTGTTTGGGTATCTGCTCAAGATGCTGCAATTGGAACTGCTCAATCAACTGCTAATGCTGCCGCTGCTGCCGCTGGTGCGGCTCAATCAACAGCAACAACTGCTTTGGCAAATGCAGCAACCGCGTACAACGCCGCTATTGCTTCACTACAACCAAGCGCAAACACCATTGTTAATGCCAGCAATCAAATAACTGCAATCAATGGTAATGGCATCACAGTTTATTCAGGCGCATCTGCTACTACTGGCGCTCGCGTAGTTCTCAATTCTGCTGGTCTTGCAGCATTTAATTCAAGCAATGTTGCAACCTTCTCATTGACTGCCTCTACTGGCGCAGCAGTATTTTCAGGTAGCGTCACAGGTGCCACCATTACTGGTGGAACACTTAACATTGCTGGTAATGCCATCATTGATGGTTCTGGTCTTTTAACTGCGACAGGTGCCACTATCCAAGGCACCATCAATGCCAATGCTGGATATTTTGGCAGCGCTTCAAATGGCTTTAGCATTGGTGCAACAGGTTTGACAGGCGTTGGAACTGGCGCAATCACTGGCGGAACAATACAAACTTCCTCTGGCTCAAATGCAGTTATCTTAAATGGCTCAAGTAATGCAATGCAAATAAAAGCCAATGGTTCTGTTGTTACTAATATGCTCAACTTCAGCACCTCTGGCGCTCTTTGGCATTATGGCTCGTCACCTGATTCTTCTGGTGCTAGTTATCCTAAAGTTCAACTAAGTTCATCTAATGCGTCTATTGATGCTAGTTCTACTCAGTATCTTGCGGCTGGCTCTAATGGCAATCTTGTAGTTGGTCAGACTACATATTCAGGCGGAACTCACACATTCTCTAATGCCTTTGTTGCCAGTTCAACTGCCACATTCAATTCAACAATGTTCGCACCAAACCTCACAACATCAACATCTGCCACCAACCTTCGCGTTGCCACAGGTTCCATCGGTGAAATCCAAGAGACCAGCGCATCTAGTATCCGTTTCAAAGAAAATGTTGTGCCATTGAGCAGCGTTGAAGAAATCAATCACAACAAACTTCTTGATTTACCAGTGCGTGCCTTCACCTACAAAGAAGGCTATCTTTCAGAAAATGATGACCGCCTAGGCGTAATGCTTCCAGGTTTTATTGCTGAAGAAGTAGATGCTATCTATCCGATTGCTGCAGATTATGGTGACGGTCAAGTTCATTCCTGGAATGAGCGTTTCATCATTCCTGGATTGTTAGCCTTGATTCAAGACCTTTACAAAGAAGTTCAACTACTCAAGGGGGAATAAATGGAAAACGAACTAGACCTGGCAACCGTATTGCAGGCAATGCGTGAGCAGATTGGTTCAATGGCTCAAGAGAATGCAATCTTGAGAGCCACAATCAAGAAATTAGAAAATGGACTTTGTAACGGAACTTGTTCCAATACAACGGACAATTGATGACCATATAGACCTGTTTGATTCAATTCAGGTCTTGCTGAAGGAGAAATAATGTCACCAACCGACATCGCAACCCTGGCAGTTGCTGTCAGCACACTTATTGGCTCATTTGCCTACGGAGTCAAATGGCTAGTGCAGCACTACTTGGCAGAACTCAAGCCCAACTCTGGCTCAAGTTTGAAAGACCAAGTCAATCGTTTGGAAGAGCGAATGGATGAAATTTATTCATTGCTCATTGCAGGCAATATCAAACCAAAAAGGGGAAAAAGAAATGTGCGGTCAAGTAAGTAGTTTTGTTGAAGTAGCCACTGGCGAACTTGGTTATATTGAAGGACCCAAGGACAACCAGACCAAGTATCAAAAGGCCAATCAGCCTTGGTGTGGCGCTTTTGTGAATTGGTGCGCCAAGCAAGTTGACTTGAAGATTCCTAACTGCACCTATACCCCAGCAGGAGCCGAAGCCTTTATCAAGGCAAATAGATGGCTGCCAGTCGCCGCTGGTGAGCCTGCTGTCGGCGATATTGCGTTCTTTGACTTCCCCAGCGATGGCATTGACCGCATCTCCCATGTAGGCATTGTTGTTGAAGTCCAGAGCAACGGAACTGTCATTACAATTGAAGGCAACACAGCCCCAGACACCAAAGGCGACCAGCGCAATGGTGGCCAAGTATGTCGTAAGGTTCGCGCCTATAAGAAGAAGAATCGGGGAAAACTCAAACCGTCATTACCAGTCTTTATCGTTGGTTTTGGCAGACCTAAGTTCAAGGAGTGCAAATGTTCGACAAAGCAAAAGTCATCGCAATCGCCAGCACTTACGCAAGAGCAGGTGTAGCAGCAGCAGCCGCTCTCTATCTTGCAGACCCATCACGCGCCATCAAAGATTATGTTGCGTGCTTCATTGCAGCAGCAGTTGGTCCATTGCTCAAAGCAATTGACCCAAAGGCGACAGAATTCGGTCGCGGGAGTAAATAGATTATGAAACGGGGGGAAATTCTCAAAGAAGCCGAAAGGCTGATGTACGGTGACCGCCAAGAAGATTATGGAACACCGTATGAGAATCACAGAAGAATTGCAGTCTTGTGGTCTGCCT